TTTGGTATTTGTGGAAATTCAAATGAAATACAATTTTCATTGTATGAAAATAATGGTAGTTTTATCCCATAAAAACCAATATTATCAGCTGATAATTTTCTAACTGCGGAAAATGGATTATAAAAAGTGATACCATCAAACATCTGTGGGTTTGAAGCACTCAAGTAAACCGATCTTATATCATAAAATGGTTTACCTTTAATCAAAAAACTAAAGTTTTGAGATTGTACCAAATCTTGGTTTAATACATAAACAGAACTTGGTTTAACATCAGTTAGTCTTGGTTTCGCGTATATGAAAAATCTGTCAAACATTTAATTTTAATATTTATTAACAAGAACAACAGAAATAATCTTCAAGGTTTTGAATTAGTTTTTCTGATTCTGGTAAAGGTGTTGTTTCATCTGCAAAATAATCAGATTGAATAGTATATATTTTACCAACTGGTTCTTCTAATTTTTTAAATAACCATCCTTTTATCGTGAAAGATGTATCTGCTGTTATTCTAAATGGTTGTGTTGGTCCTATATCATTTGGATATTGTATGTTCGTAGTACCAGACCATAATATTTCGGATCTTATTTCGTATGGTGTGTTTGTTTTATCTGTGAATGGTAATTTCCAAGATATAACAATATATGGATCACAATATGGAATAAAATTTGACAGAATTTGATCCATATCATTTTGGTATTTTGTTATTATTGTCATGTTTACGCCAATATTAATAGGGACTGGTTGTAATATATTTCTTAGATATGCACCACTTTCATCTAAAGGATTATGATATATATTAAAGGAATCATTTTTATTAAAAACTCTATTTTGATCCCTAGTTATTCCATTTATACTAACGGCTATCACAGGAACTATAATGCCACCGGGAGCAGGATTTTTTAAACCATTAAAAACTCTTTGTTTTGGTGCATATACATATGCTACTTTAATTGGATCAACACCAACTTGGTTTTTTGATTTGTCGTACCTTTTAATCGATACATCATTAAAAGCACCAATAAATTGCTCTAATAAAGTTTGTATTTCCCACCCGAAGGTATATTTTCTCATATATAACTAATATTTATATGAGAATGATTTGATTAAGATGGATTAGGTTCCGGTAGTAATGATTTTATTAAATCAAAATCAATATTTTTTCTAATACATTTACATATTTGATATGAAAGGTTAGTTGTGTCTCTTCCATTCTGACCTCTACCATAGCATTTAGAACAACTACTAGACGGTTTCTTAACAAGAGGAATTTGTCCAATATCAAGCATTTTAACATCTTTTTCTGGAATATCGTAAAAAGTACCAGAAAATACACTATATATTGTCTTTTTATTATTCATTTGCGGATATTAATAATATTGTGTCCCAAAATTTGTTATTTTTAATTTTTTTGGGATATACTAATAAATTTGTTTCAATTTCAGGAGCATGTTTAGATAAAGCTTTAATTCTATAATCAAAATAGATTAAATTCTCATCATCATAAAATTCTACACCATACGGTATTGGTATGTCAATTTTTTCTTTTTCTTTTTTTGATGTATTTAATATAAAAGTAATGTAAAAATTTGTTTGATAAAAAATTATAAGTTTTCCTTGTTTATAAGTTTTATTTTTTAATTCAAGTGTAATATTTTTTTGCAATAAAAATTTACATGCTTTTTCAATTTCTGTTCCGTGTATTGTCATTCTTATTTTTCCATGAAAGCAAGTTTTTCCATTGCTGACATTTTACTCAATCTTTGATTGAAGAATTTTAAAAATGATGCCAATGGTCTGGTTGGAATAGCTGATACAACTTCTACAGCATCAGCTGGAATATTTCTATAATCTTGCATTATAATATCCCAAACAGTCAATAGTCCTCTAGCTGCTGCATTATATCTTGGTGGTTTAGTTGGTGCTCTAAAATTAAGTAAATTTTTACCAGCATCGGAATTTAACAAAATAGAATCCAACGTACAAAGCATTCTTCTTGTTGGTGGGATTCTCAACTTATTTCTGCGAACAAATTTAAGTTCAACAATATTAGTTGAACAAATTTTAGCTAAATTTTGTAATCCCACTGCCATTTTATTGATCTTTTAACTGACAGACTCCGAAAATTCTAGATTCATTTAAAAACACAACATGTTTCAAATCATTCATATTTGCTACTTGTATTCCTTTATCGTTTGGAAAAACAACAACATCTCCTTCTTTAACAGTTTTACAATCTGGTCCAGCTAAAACAACTTTAGCTAATCTCCAAGTAAAGTTTACTGCATTGATTGGAACATATATGCTTCCTCTTTTTACTTCAGTGCCATCTTCACTTACATCGATATATTGACACATTAAAATGTCATCTAATACTTTTGTTAGTTTCCATCCATCTAAATTAAAATCTTGTCCTAGATAATGATCTATTTGGATTTTTCCACCGATTACGTCTTCTTGTTTTGGTCGTGCTATCATGATTATTAATTATTACTGTTGTTTAATTCTTCAAGTGTTTTTGTAAAAAAATCAATTTCTCTTTTAGAACATTCAAACCTACTTGCTGTTATATAATTCTCTTCATCGGAATCAATCTCTTTTGATGTTTTTTTAATGTAATTTATTCTCTTTGTATGTTTAGGTAAAACTGTTCTATAAAAAGAAGAAATATCAAAATCCTTGTAAACATCTAACCATTTGTTTGTTGTTAAATTAATTATATGACAATAACTTTCATTTGCCATCGAAAGCCACCGATTTATTAAAAAATAAGGCGGGTTATAATCTTCAAATTTTTTATTTGTCTTTTTTGTTATCCAATCCAAAAAACAAAACAAACTATCATCTTTATTTTTCATCATTTATACAATTTTTGAAATTTTAACGAGCTTTGCATCCACTCTTCAGTATTCATGCTGTCTCCAAGACCGAAATGAGTAACCTTTATTGGATATACACCTATTTTTAACTTATTTTTATTTGCATTCAAGCAAAATGTTATGTCGTAGTGGTGAAAATCAAAGTTTTCATCAAATCTTGTGTTTGAATCTAATAATTTTTTGACAGAAACCGCTATAAAAAGACCATCTATAATCAATGCTCTGGAATCAGTAGGACCAAACACAGTTGTCCAGTAAACTTTATCCTTTGAGTGTGCTACTTCTCCAACGTGGTCTTGTCTTTCGCTCATTAAGTGCCATGCTGGTGGTTTTGTTATGTCACATTTCTTAGTTCCTGCCAATCCAACAATGTCGTACTTCTCAAATGCTACATCTAGTTTTTCAAATAAAAAAACATCTTCAATCAAAACATCGTCGTGTACAAAAATTATTTTTTTATCAGAATTTTCTTGAGTTATGAAACTGTTGTATACTTTAGTAAGACTAGTTTTGTTTTCATATAAAACAGTACTATTTGAAAAATTTTCAGTTTTATCTAAAAATAAACAAATTGGACTGTTTTTTTTAAAATTTTCTTCATTATTCTGTGTTGCAACTACAAAATGATAATTATTTAGAGATTTATACATAGACAAGTATAAATATATCATATATAGCCATGAAATCAAAGAAAAAGGAAAATAAAAAAGTTAAATACAAAAAGATTGAAAACGAAGTAAAGAGAATTTTGCGTTCGAACAAAGATCGATTGAACTTACATGAAGACATTAATCCTTTTGCGGCTAGAGTTTTGTTTTCTTTGATTAAAGAACAAGAGGAAGAATCTTCCGAAGATGTTAAACAGCAAGAACAACCAAAGGTAAAGACACCAGAAGATTTTACACCAGAAGCAAACAAAGAAGATTTTCAAAAATCATTAGATCCAGAAACTTCTCCAGACCAATTTGATGTTGAAGGAGTCTCTGCCGATTTAACAGCAGAAACTATAAACACTATCAAAGAATGGTCTAAAAAGTTAGATGATTTTGCTGAATTTTTAAATAATCCAGATCAAGCAACCAGTGAAGGAAAACCATCACTCCATAAAATTTTATCAGACGGTGATAGGACTGGAAGTCTTTTACGCGGTGTTACAAGAAAAGCATCCGATAGTATAACAAGAATTGCCGGTGAAATTGAAAAGTTAAAAGAAATTCTTAACACGTATATTATTACAGCACCTAAGAAACTTCGTGACACCGAAGGTCAAGTGTCTGGATGGACTCAGTTTTAATATAAACTGTTCAATATAATATTATAGTCTATTTGGTTAGTTTCTTCAAACATAACCATTTCGTTAAAATCTTTATATGACATGTGTAATGGCCATTTAAAGATATTTTCTCCATCTAATAGCATTTTCTTGGTTTTTTCCTTAGACGCATCATCCATTTTAGGATTATCTAGAACCCAAATTTTTTTATGAAACGGAAACTCTGATAACTGTGTTTGCTGGGTATCTGATAATGTTAAGCCAGCAACGCTTACTCCGTTTTTAACAAACATTGCATCGATTGGTCCTTCAAAAATAAAAATATATGGAAGATTGATATCTACTTTATCTATATTAAACACAGATTTCTCTGATCCTTCTTTGCCCAAGTATCTTGGATGTGAGTTATCCAAACACCTAGTTTGATAAAAAATAATTTTATTATTTCTATCGTAAAACGGAATGCAAATTCTATTTTTGTGTATAAAATCTTTAAAACTAACAAATAAATTAGACGGTCTGTTTATTGCAACATCCAATCTTCTTTCTTTTAAATATTTCAAAGCAATATTAAATTCTTTATTGTTTGAATAGAATTTAATTTGAGTTTCATCAAACAAATTTATTGAATCATATGGAAGATCCATGTTTTGTCGTCTTTTCGATATAGGAACAATTTGTTGTTTTTTAAAAATATCAACAGATGTGTCATTACTCATTATCTCTTGATCTATTTCATCCTTTGATAAACCCGACACTTGTTTAATCCAAGATAACGAAGACCATGTTCTAGAACAATTAAAACAATGCATTGTTCCAGTGTTTGGATAAAAAAACAATCTTTTCTTCTTTCCTAGACTCTTACCTTCTCTACAAACAGGGCATCCAGCGTTGTAAGTGCCATCATGCTTTCTAAATGTAGGTTCTATTGAATATGAATAGAATTTATTTAAAATATATGTTTCTGGTAACTTCATTTTGACCAATATGAATCAAAATAAACCGACAGTCAAGACTATTTAAATGTTGCTGGGATAATATCAGAAATCAAACTTTGGTCTTCACCGAATGCTTTGCCTTCTTCTGTCAAATAAAGCTCGGTTAGCTTTATTCTCTCTTGTTGATTTCCAAATATTTCAATTAATGCTGGAGAATCTTCAACTGGAAACACTCTACCGTCTCCTCGGTTATATGAGTCTTTAAACGCCTTAAATATAGTATCAATCTCTTGTCTATAAAGTGAATCTACTTCTCTAAACCCATTATCTTCTATCTCAACTGGAGAAACTTTTGTTAGTGGGATAAAAAACAAAATATCATATAATTTAAGCGTTTCCCTGATAATAATTCTTTGCTGATCTAAGAATTTGTCTGAAACTTTTTCATATAAATTCAGCCATGTTGAATATGCCAACACATCAAGAACACTCCTATCATAAATAACAGATTCTTGTTTTGATGTTTCGGTTAATTGGTCAATTAAACTGTTTAAAATTAAAGTTTGAGTTTCTTCTGTTGAATCTTTACTATGTGGTAAATTAAGTTCTTTCAGTTTATCTCTGTAAGAATTCGAAGGTGTTTTATACATCGACCATTTATTAATAAAATCGTTTATGTATGTTGTTTTACCTACACACGTGGTTCCTATAATTGCAATTTTCATATAATATTTTTACTTAAATCAGGAAAAAATTTTGGTAGTTCGTTAGAATGTTGATCGAAAAAAGTATTGTCGTCAATACCATGCAATACTACATTTTCCGTTACTACGTTTGGATACGTTGTTCTTATCTTAACTGCTAAATCTATTATTTTATACATCTCATCTTTATCCCAAAATGAACAAACATCAACTGAACTTGAAAATAGCAAAGATTCCAAAATCAATTTTATATCTTCTTCTTGAAGATCGTCTAAGATGTATTTTTTATTTTTCATGACATTATTAATAATAATATCAAAAAATAAAAAATAATCAAATTTTATTATATGTCAGTTGATGATTTGATTTCTTGTGGTTCAGTTTTAACTGAAACCGGATTAAAAATACTTTTAAGTGTTTTTAAAATTTTAACAATATCTTCCGATTGTTTAGAATTTCTAGGATTTAAAGATAAAATTTCTTTAATATCACTGTCTTTTAATTTAGACTCAGGGTTTGAGTAAAAAATTTTCATTGAATTTGCCAATTCTGCAATTTCATCATTACTGACAATAGGCAATTCTGATTGTTCAGGTTCTTGTTGTTCTACTGGTTGTTCTACTGGTTGTTCTACTGGTTGCGATTGATCGGGAACAGGTGATTGTTGTTGCATCTGCTCATCTTGTTCATTTAAAATGTTTTCTATTTTATTGCAAAGATTTAAAAATTTACTCATAATGATATTTATACTATTTTTTTGATAATTCAAAAAGTTCCTTCAGTGCTTCTTCAAAAGAAACGGGCCTAACATCTAAAGATTTTTCACTTTTAATATTGGTTTTGGGTTCTTCTGGTATTATACTTTTCATTTGTTGAAATACTGTTTTCTCTAAATTAAGTATTGTGGGATCTCTCTCAATTGGCGGTAATCCAAAAGCCGAAACTCTTGATTTGTTTACTTGTGTTTGATATACTTGGTCTAAATCCATATTAAACACAAGATTCTACTAGCTTTGCTTCAGCTTCTCTTCTTTCTAGTAAACCATCGAGTCCTTTACCTTCCCAAATTCTTTTCATTTTTCTCAATTCTCTTGCAATTCCTTTATAATTTTTTTTAGGTACAAGATTTTTTATATTTCTCATTTCTAATCTAGAATCTCCATTTAAACTTGTTCCTCTATTAAAAACCAAAGAAACTATTGCACCGTATGCATTATCACAGAGTTGATCTAAACCAGGAAAAGTTTTTTCTGCCAATTTTGTAAATTTTGGCCAAGTTAATTTTTCAAAAATTTTAATTGCATCTTCCCATTTAACAGTGATGTTTGATTTTCTCAAAATCTTTGTATATTCTTTTCCTTTTTGTCCTGTTTTACCAGAAGCTTTTGTGATTAATTCAATTTCACTTTGAGATAAGAAATTAAAAATTTTTTTTAATTCTTCTGGTGTGTAGTATGCACAATCAACTCCTATTCCAATAGTTGGACCAGATGCGCCCTCTGGCCACGTGAATTTAGATAAAAATTTGTCATAGTATGCTTTACCGCCACCAACTTCATATTTTAATAATAAATTAAATGTATCTTCTGATAATTTATAATTCATAATCATCTTCCTTTGAATTAGATATAATATATGTTATTTGTTCTTCTTTTATAAACGTTTGATCTCCAGACAAACTAACATCTGAATTAGATTGCATTCTATAATCTAATATGGTTTGAACTCCTAAATAACTAGCTATTATAACTGCAAGTATTTTAATTGTTTCCGTAAAGATTGAAACAAACGGAACTGTTAAAGTTGGAGATGCTGCTGTTAAAAATAATACAAATATGCTTACACCATAAAATATTGCAAGAATTATAACCGAACAAAAAACAACATAAAATTTTTTGGAAGCTAAAAAATTAACTTTACTCAGGTCATCTTTGTATTGCAATGGTGTATTAGGTGGAACTTTACCACTATGCAACATTGAAGATGCGGTTTGTGCAATCTGTACTATTTTTTCCCACATTTTAAAATATAAAAGCTAATAACAATCCGGTAATAATACCTAAAATAAATAAAAATGCTCTTGGATATGCCCAAGAAAAATCTATTATTTTTTCTTTAATTTTTTCTATTGTAGTTTTCATAAAATTCCTTTAATTCTGAGGTAAATACCTCCAACTATACTTAATATTAAACCGAATATGGTTATATAAAGTCTTGTTATTAGTAAATCTTTTTCTACTAATTTTTTTTGCATGTTATTTAAATCAATAACCATTTGGTTATTATATTTTAATTGTTTTTGCAATTCAGCATCTATGTCGTTTGCTAGTTTTTTAAGATTTGCATTATCAACTTCCAACTGTTCTTTAAATTTTTTAGTTTGTAACAATTCATTCCATTCTTCAGAATTTTCTATTAACAACTTT